CCTCTATCATCTGCGGATGAGGAAAAGAAGGTTCAGCAATTTCAACAGAACGCGCAAATGCTCGCCGCGGCTGTCGAGGCTGACCCGATGGTCTCGAATGATTACAATGTGCGTGAGGCATTCCGTGACGCGGTTGAGGCAACTGGCAGCCCGGTCAAGTGGTTGCGCGATGTTGAAGAGGTCGCAAAGCTGGATCAAGTTAAGGCGGGGGCGATGAAGGCCCAAGCTGAGATGGAAATGCTGGGTGCGCAGGCGGCTTGACCCGAACAGTCCCACAAGCGCTAGCCGTTGCACCAGTAACAATCGAAGAGACGCAGGCGCTAAAGGCGCTTTCGGACGGCGATGCCTCACCGTTTCAGCAGAAGCTGGCGCTCTCTTTGATCATGAAGAAGTTTAGCCGGGTGTACGATATCCCGTTCCTTGAGGGCAGTCCTGATGGATCTGCGTTTTTGATGGGGCGCGGATTTGTCGGCAACCGAATTGATTTGCACTTAAAGCAGCCAATTACTGTGCTGCACCCCGAAGAGGTGAATAATGAGTCTTGATGACACATCAACCACAGACGTTGATACCACAGTTGATACCACTGACGTAAGCGCCACAACCGATGCGAAGACGGCGGACGCCTCAACGACAGACACTGCAGTCACAACCGACGATGCGCCTAAGTCATTCTTTGGCGAGGCTCCCGAGCATTGGCGACAGGATGCTGTTGATAATATGCGGCTCAACGACCCAGATGCGGCTGAGCGTGAGCTAAAGCGCCTGGAGCGTTACAAGACACCGCAGGATTGGCTTAAGGCCACCCATGAGGCCGCTGCGAAGCTTCGCAAGGGTGAGGTACAGAGCGGATTGCCTGAAAACCCGACCGATGAGCAGATTGCAGAATATCGAGAGGCGAACGGCATCCCGGCCGAAGCGACCGGATACGAGCTAGATCTCGGCGAAGGTGTGACGCTTTCTGAGGGTGATCAGAGCATAATTGATGCAATGACTCCGCTCGCTCATGCGGCCATTCACAACGACAACAGGAATTTTGTAGTCT